GCAGGGAACGGCGCAATCGTGCAAGGGAGACCTGATGACATAGGAGTCGTACAGGTAGGAAAGACTGCTGACTTCAGAACTGCATTTGAAATGATGCAACAGCTAGAACGTCGTATTAATGATGCGTTCTTAGTTATGCAAGTCAGGCAAAGTGAACGCACTACAGCGGAAGAGGTACGCCTCACACAGATGGAGTTAGAGCAACAGTTAGGTGGATTATTTAGTCTACTTACTACTGAGTTCTTACTACCATACTTAAATAGAATATTAAATCAATTCCAAAAGACTGGAAAAATCCCACGTCTACCAAAGGATATTGTTAAGCCAGCTATCGTTGCTGGAGTTAATGCTTTAGGTAGAGGTCAGGATAGAGAAAGCTTAGGTCAGTTCTTACAGGTTGTCTCTACTACTATGGGACCAGAGGCTGTACAAAAGTATATAAATCCAGAGGAAGTGATTAAACGCTTAGCTGCATCATCAGGTATTGATGTATTGAATCTTGTCAGATCAATGCAAGAGATACAAGCTGAACAACAGCAGGCACAACAAATGGCTATGCAGCAACAACAAGCTGAGCAACAAACAGCAATGATGAAGACTCCAATGATGGACCCATCAAAGAACCCTGCAATAGCTGAACAAATGCAAGCACCACCACAAGAAGCATGAGCGAAGAACAAACACTATCAATGGAACCAGTAACTAATTCTGAGAATGTAGATACAGTTGCTGATTTATCAAGTGAAGAAAAGGACTCTCTATTAGTTGGAGAGGAGATGGAACGTCAACAAGAAGGTTTGCTGGCTGGTAAATATAAAGATGCTCAAGAATTAGAAAAAGCTTATAAAGAGCTCGAAGGAAAATTGGGCGAAAAATCTGATGAGGTTTCAGAGGAGCCAGAATCAGAAACTGAAACTAAGGATGAAGCTCCAAAAGAAACAGGGAACATTCTTGATCAGCTATGGGAAGAAGGTAATAACAATAAGTTAACTAAGGAAACCTTTGAGAAGCTTGAGAAAATGAGTCCTGTTGATGTTGCTAAGATGGCAATGGAAGCAAGATCCAAACAACAAGAACCTCAAGCCAGAGAGTTTACAGATCAAGATGTACAACAGATACATGGATTAGTTGGAGGTCAAGAGAACTACAACAACATGATGTCCTGGGCGCAGCAGAATGTACCTGAGCAAGAAGTTAATATGTACGATGCAGTGATGGAGCTGGGTAATCCCTTAGCTGCTTACTTTGCAGTACAAGCATTAGCTCTTAAATATCAGGATCAGTCTGGTAAAGACGGTCAGTTAGTTACAGGTAAAGCACCTAAGTCAACAGGTGATGTCTTTAATAGCCAAGCTGAATTAATTAAAGCTATGGAAGATGACAGATATAACGATGACCCTGCATACAGGCAAACAATTCAAGAAAAACTATCACGATCAAACATTAATTTTTAACTATGGCACCATACGGACCTGGCACATACGGCACTAAGAAAGGTAGACCACCTAAGAAAGGTACTAAGAAGAAGTAGGTAGACATGGCGACCTGAACGTTCATCATCGCCATTCACCTATCTCTTAAATCAATGACTGTAATAACCGAATACGGTAAGCAAAACATTTTCGCAAAAGAAACACCACCAAGACTTATGAA